TTACGCATAGAAATAAAGCTCAAGGGATTGCGCAGGCTTGTGATATATGATTTTTGCGAGCACTGAGCGCAGGGCTTCGTTTTTCGCCTGCTCAGTTGTGTCGGGCGAGTTTATAACGGCAATAACGCCGCGCACTTTGGCCGCGAATGCTTCCTTGTCTACTTCAGGCAGGGCGGTGTTTGCGGCCTGCTTTTTTTCGAGCTTTGCGATATCTTCGGTAATCCGTTGTTTATTTTCTTTGTATTCCTCAAGCGTATCAACGCCGTTGATGTAAGCTTCCTTGGTGCGGGCGAGCTTCTTGCGCAGCGCAGCCAAAGGCTTGGAATAATCCTCGGGCGTGTGTTTTTCTTCGGCGGGTAAGATGTTGAAATCGAGGTGATCCACGGCATATTGTAATGCTTCGATAATGGTTTTGTTCGCTTTTGCAATTGATATTGAGTGCGACACCTTGCAGCTGCCTCGTGCGTAGTTGTGGCATTGCAGTGCCTTGGAAGCTTTCTGAAGCGTTAAGGTTGCGCCGCAGCTGTCGCAGCGCACTAAACCACGCAGCATATATTCTGTTGGCGCCTCGTTGCGTTGGTATTTTGGGTAACGCTTTTTTTGGTCCGCAATTTTATTTTGTGCCGCATTGAAAGTTTGCTCGCTTATAATCGGCTCGAAGCTGCCGTTTACAAGCATAATGTTCTCGTTGTTGTAATCCCTCTTGGAAGCGGCGCAGCCGTCCGTGCTCCAACGCACCTTGCCACAATAAACAGGGTTGTGCAGCACATAATCAACGAATCTGTTATCGGGGTCATTGCCTCTGATCGTCTTAACCCCGAGCTGCTGAAGCTTAATTGCAATCTGCCGTGCACCCTTGCCGTTTTTTAAATAATCGTCAAAAATCATTCGCACAAGCGGGGCTTCCTCAGGGTGCGGAATCAAAGTGCCGTCCTTGGGTAGGTAACCGAATACCCTGCCGCTCATTGCCTCGCCTCGCGAGGCTTTTTCTTTCATTCCGCGCTTTACTTCGCCGCTCAGGCGAACGAGGTAATATTCGTCCATCCATTCGATTATGCGTTCAATAAGGGAACCGAAAGCACCGTCAATAAGCGGCTCGCTTATGCTGATAACCTCAACGCCGTTTTTGCGCAGTAAGGATTTATACACGATGCTTTCTTCTTGATTTCGTGCGAATCGGCTGAATTTCCAAACGAGGATTTTATCAAAAGGCGGGTTCTTTTGCTTTGCAATTCCTATCATCTCAATGAATTTAGGGCGTTTCGCCGCCGTCTTGGCACTTATGCCGTCATCGTAAAACACAAATTCATCCGGCACATAATAGCCGTTGCGCTTGGCATAGTCGCGAATCAGTTTCAGCTGTGAATCGGGGCTGTATTCGTCCTGCTTGTCATCCGAAACTCGAATGTATGCCGCAGCTGTTCCCGGTATGCTGTTTGTTCCGGGCATAATATTCCTCCTTAAAAAATACAGGCGGCAGCCAAACGACCGCCGCATCAATATTTATGAGCTGATTATTCATCGGAAGAAACATCTTCCTCTTCATCATCCGAATCAAATTCAATATCTGTTGTGTAGTTTTCATCGCTCGAAAGAGATTGCCGGAAATCTTCCGCAAGCATTGTTTTGTTAAATTCAGCTGTGGGATCGATTTCGGAAACCAATGCTTCCAATTCATCAACCGTTGAATAGAAAAATTCTTTTCGGCGGTTTACTTTATTAACTCTCTTTGCATCTAAACGCTTGTGCAGCTCTGTTTCGAGACCGACTGCATCATCGGAAAAAATAAAACTGTGAACATCGAATTTAAACGGAACGCTGGCATCGCCGAGCTCGTTTACTCTGTCTTGAGGATCGAGCCTGCGCGTCATGCCGATTTTAAACATTTTATCGCCGAAAGAGCCGAGGTTACTGATAATGTAAACATTGCCGGCTTTGCCGTTTTGCAGTGCAACAATGTTTTCTTTCTTAACCGTAACCGAAGCCAGCTGCCCTTCAAGTTCCAAAATTCTGCTCTTGAGGTTGGCCAATTCTTCATCCTCGGCATTTGAAAGCTGAGCTTTCAAATTGGTAATCTGTTCTTGATATTTCGATTCTTCCTTTTCAACCTTTTTCTTTTCGGCTTCAAGCGCTTTGCGTTCTTCCGCTTCTTGGCGCATTTTCTCGCGAATCGCTAATTGCTCTTGGCGGGCTTGTTCTTTTTTTACATAGTAGTTATATTCTATTTTTACTGCATTTATAAACAAATATTCGATTTGCCCTATGAATTTTGTTATAGTGCCGGCAATGCTCTGATTGCCGTTTGTTGCAACGGCTTGGTATTTGGCGGTAACGGCCTTAACCTGCTCAATTGCCACATCAAGCTTTTCGTACTTTAAATTATAAAGAATATTTTGAAGCTCTGCCTGCAGCGCAATAACCATTAAGGCATATATTGCTCTGTTGGCTTTTGTGGTGTAGCGGTCTTTGTATTCCTCCAAAACCTTAAGGATTTGCTTTTCGTTGCCTTTATATGCTTTGCGCAAATCGCGCATATCCATGTAATGAAGCTTCAAAATAACCGAGGGGCTTAATTCCTCGTAATCGTTTTCATCTGCTGAAGAAAGCTTGCAGCTCGTAAATTCCGGGGCGTAATTAAAAAAGTTGTCTATCGCATATGTAACGCTGCCGTAGAGCTCTTTTGAGCGGGTCAGCTTGTTCACTGCCGTTTTTAAATTCTTTTGTCTTCTGCTTTCGGTTTCTGTTAATGAATTTATGCTTTCGTTTAATTCAGCAATGGTGGCTTTCTTTTTATCGATTTCTTCCGTTAATGATGAAATCGATTGTTCGGCCCTGGCTCTTATATTTTTGCTGTAATCATCGGCTGATTTTTTTATATGTGCGGAATAGTCATCGATTTTTCTTTTTTCATTTCCGCTGTAATTGTCGGCGGCATTGCGGGTGTTTTTGCTATAAGCATCTGCAGCCGCTCTTGTTTCTTCATCATATTTTTGGATGTTGGTAATTTGATTTGTGATTTGACATGCCTTTTTCATCTGAAAACAATAGACAATTAAAAATAAAATCGCAATAATCAAAAACGCAATTTTGTGTGTGAAAAAAGCCACAACTAAAAGAGCTACGGCCAAAACAGGCAGCGCAAACATTGTTGCTTTCGGCATTTTGTTTTTCATTTGAATATATTCTCCTTTAAATCAAATTCGACACCCCAAATATACTAAACATTAAGCATTGTTTATTATATTTTCAATTAAAATTTTGAATTTTTTAAGTGAGTATTTTCGCGGCAGTTCGATATCATTGCATTTTTTAATCATATCTTCAGAGTAATATTTACTCAAATTTTTAATGTGTTTAACTACGCCGGGAGCTAAGAGAGAATCGCTCTCTTTTTCGATATGACCGGTGTTTTTACATCTGCTTATATCGTAATATATTGTTTTGATATAATATTCAAGCGCTTTTTCGTAGTTCTTTTCATCGTGAAAATAATAAGCTCTGTGTAAAACAACATTTCGGGCAAGGCCGTAATTATCGTCAATTTCGTAATTTTCCTGCTGCTCGTCCATAGCAAGCCATAAAATCTCTCTCGGGGATTTTGTCGGGTTGGATCTTAGCGTGCAGAAATATTCATAAAAAGAAATATCGTATCTGTTATAAAAAGCAGGAATTATATTTTGCGCCTCTGGCGTTTCAATATATTCCTTACCGGCTTTCGTCAGCACATAATGTTTCGGCAATTTAAGCGAAGATTTATCAACGCATGAAGTGATTGCTTTTATTAAATCGGCCTTTTTGCCGCTTGTTGAAAGCCCGTGTTTTGAGGCAATGCGCTTTAATTCATCAACCTTCAGCTTTTCAAGTTCAACACTTAACGGTGCAGGCTCAAGATATTCATCTATTATCAGATCCTCCATGAGCTCGCCTGCATCAGCTTCAAGTTTTGACTTGATCCACTGCGGAAACGGTCCGCTTTTCAACGGTGTATGTTTGCTGCACCAATATAAAAATATAATTTCTTGTTGCTGTGAGTTGTAATGAACACGGTTTTCGGATTTGTCGTATTTGATTTTAATAGTTTTTGGCTTATCACTCGAAAACAACTTTTTTAAAAGGCCCATTGTTTTTTGCCTCCTTGCTTAATCGTCAATATCTCTTATAAGTAATTTTGGTACGCCTAAAATATGTACGCAATCCATGTCGGCGCCGTTTATTATTTCGGATGTATATTGTGGGTTGATTGGCACAAGGTGAATGGAATCTTTGCGGTATTCAACCTTTTTCAGCGTTCCGTATTCATTACCGTATATAACTGCGGCAACCTGCCCGCTGTAATCAACCGCTTGTTGCTTGAAAATGAGCAGCTTGTCGCCGTTTTTGTAATCGGGGTACATTGAATCGCCCGTAACCCGCAAAACGAAAAATTCATCTTGTGAATGTCCTTTTAAAAAATCCTTGGGAATACTGATCGAATCCCCGGTCCATTCTTCAACGGCTATTTTATCAAAGCCTGCGGCAATGTCACCGATGACGGCAAAATCAACATTGTTTAAAGAAAGCGACGGCGAATTTATGACTGTCTCGCCATTTAATTCATCGATTGTCACGCCGAATAAATTTGCAATGCATTTCAAAGTGTGAACTTGTGGTTCTTGAAATCCGGTTTCCCATTTGCTTACCATAGCTCTGTCAGTGCCTAATCCATAATTATTGCGTAGTAATCTCGCTAAATCCTCTTGCGTATATTTAGCCTCTTTGCGAAGCTCTCGAATTTTACTTCCTAACATTTTTTCACCTCTAATTTAAATATACAATGAATGTGGCGAACTGTCAACGCAAAATTCGTAAATTTTCTAAAAAATGTGTTGACAACGCCACAAACGAGCGCTATAATGAATGTGTCGAATGTGTCGACTAACACTAAATGGGAGGAAAGAACATATGTGTAAGCAAAAGCGAAAAAAAGTCCATAAAGAATATGTTTTTCTTCGAGCTTGTCAAAAGCATGAGAATTATTCGGATGATTATATGGGCGGCTTTCTTTCGTGTTCTGCGCGAACTTATAACGATAAGGTTTTAGGGTGGAATGACTTCTCACCAATCGAAGCAAGAGAGTTGAGCCGACTTTTCGAGAAATCGCAAGATTTTTTATTTGGATAATTTTTAAGCAAAAGTGTGTCGAACGACGCTTTTTTTGAAAGGGGCCGAATTATGAATAAGTACGATATGATTTGGGATTTAGTTTGGGGCTTCGGCTCAGTGGCGTTGGGTGTGTTTGTGGGATTGATTGTGTGGGTTGTGTTAAGAGTTACTTAACAGGAGGTGAAAAATGAATAAAAAAGACAAAGAGCGGATACAAGAGGTCCTTGATAAGAACCGTAATTCAATCGAGGGCGTGTCGCGAGTGCTTGTAACGAGAATTGTTCTCACCGCAGGCGACGGAAGCAATGAAAACCCCGGCAGATTTGAAGAGCAATATTGGACCGATGACGGCGAATTGCTTTCAAGAAAAATATTGCTTTAAGAAAGGAAATCATATGAAGAAATTAACAACAATTAGCGATATAGGTTCGGTGAAAATCGGAATTGACGGCCAATTCACCCTTGATGTGCCTAACGGTTACGGCGACGGTGATACGGCTGTTATCATCTGCGACAAAGATGAGTATAAGCCGGAAGATTACGCCCTTTGGGCTTCCGTCCGCGGCAACAATATAAATATTTACGAGTATGATTGCAGCGATGAAGTCGTTGAAACACTTTCGGGCAAATACGGCATTTATGTTGCCGGTGATAGAGGCGTATTCCTCAATAAAGGCGCCGTGATTTTTGAGAAGTGGGAGGATTAAGGGTGAAGAAAATAAGACGAATCAGCGGGGAAAATGTAAGGCTTATGTGTATTAAACATAACCTATACACCTGCGGCGATAATGAACAATACGGTAGAATGCTTTCGTATTGTGAATATTACAGGATTAACGATTTAGGAGCAACATTAAGCGATTTGCATTTTATCGCAGAGGATATCTGGGAGCACTCCTCCACCGTGCTAAGCGTAGGGCAGATTGTTGAACTGTTAATTGATGAATGTTGTGCCACGATCAAGGAGGAAAATAATGAATAAAGGCAAGATTAAACAGCTGCGTGATGCGTTGATCGTAATAAAAGAGGAATGCGCATCGCATGGTTTTCGATGTCCGCAAAGCTGCCCTTTTCATAATGGAGAGGGGGGGTGTGGCATTTGCGCAGAATCACCAAGCAACTGGGAGCTTAATTCTGATAGCTTTTTTGAATGGCATGCATTCACATAATCGGAGGTGAGCAAAACGGTTATTTTTGAATTTAAGCCCGCAGCGAATTGCCGCGCCGGCAGAAAAATTATAATTAAAGTTGATTTTTCCGGCAACGCAAGGTGCGAGCTTCAGAAGAAAGCATATCAGCATTTGCCAATGCAAGAGATTTGCGAGCTTGCAAGCTGGGCAGAAACGGCGCAGCCCGGTGATATTGCTGAATCAAGAAATGTTATAGCATATTGTTCTTAATTATATCGGACAAACGGCAGCGCATAAGATTTTATAAGGAGGTGAGAGCATGGCAACGGCAAAAGCCACACCAAAGAAGCGCAAGGATGTGCTTGATTTTAAGTGTTTTATTACGGGGCTTGACGGTGTTACCCGTCCGTTCGATGAATTGCGGCCTGAAGAACGCAAAAGTATGTCGGAACGATTAAGCCGAGTGATGAGTGAGTATTACTCGAAGCACTTGGATGAATTTGAAAAATTATAAGGAGTTATAAAAAATATGGGACGACCGAAAACAAGCTGCTTTGCTTATAGAAAAGTGAACGGGCAGAGCACATGCTTAGCCTTAACCGAATTGCTTTGCACCAAAGTGAACTGCCCGTTCTATAAAACGATTCCGCAATATGAAGCGGAAGCGAAAAAAATACCCGGTAAGGAGGTTTGATGAATGATAAACGCTTTATTTATATTCGGCGTAATCGCCGTGGCAGCCGTGCCGGCTGTGATTGTTAAAAACATAATCTGCGGTAAACTCAGAGCAGCCGAGCGCGAAGAGCACCGTGCCGAAGCGGCAAGGGATATGCGGCAGATGAACGAGCTGTACAAGCTTATCACCAAGGAGGGCGCAGGAGTATGAATGTTGAAACAATATCGATTCTGTGCACCGGAATAGTGGTGGGAGTTATCCTCACGGCTGTGTTTTACTTAATAATCGGCCTGCAGGAGGAAGCGAAAAAGAACAAACTCAAAAATAATGAGCCCAAAAAGGACAAGCAAGATGTAAGCTGTAATGAAGATTGCGAAGCAATCAAGAGTTACCAGCGAGCTAATGAAGAGCTCAGCTCGGAAAACGAATATTTGCTTGCAAGCTGGAAAAATGCAGAAACCCGCTGCGGCCTGCTTCAAACAGAATTAACCAAAGCAAAAAAAAGCAAATAAAAAAGCCGCAGACGGAAAGCCTGCGGCAGCGCTGATAGCAGCACTCAAATTGCAATTTAAGTATAGCTGCTTCTTGCGCAAAAGTCAAGGAGTATTATATGGATAAGAATTTAAAAAGCGATAAATTTTCGTTCGGCAAGCACGGCAATGTGCTTATGACCGCCGAAGAATTTCTTAAGCTCAAACATACCTACCCGCATCAATATAAGGGCTACATATCCCATGCCGATAGGTGGCTTGAGAAAAACAAGAATAAGGCGATCGCGAAAAACAAAAAATGCCACTTCGATATGATTGTTAAGTGGATCGAGCAGGATGCCTCTGAAAAAACAACGCGCGGTGTTGCTTCCTGGTATGATTGGAGTGCTTATTCACCCGGCGAAATTCTCACCAAAGACCCGTATTATGCCGGCATTTCCTGCGCCGAGCACGATATGCTTTTCAATCTGCTCGGAGACGAAAAATTTACCGAGTATTATAACAAGGCAATCTATTATACCGATCGAAATGTATTCAACTTAATCATCAAGTGGTGCGTAGAGGACGGCTTGCTCGAATTTGGCACGGGGAAGAAGAACGAGCCGACAAAGCTGAGCGATATTCTCGCAGTAGCCAAAAAAATGGCAGCTGAAAGAGCTGCCCGGGAAGAAGAGGAAGCGAGGTGTGCCGGTGACTAAAGATGAAGCGGAAATCGCCTTTCAATACAACATTGATGTGAATTGTGCCGAGATATCCAAAACGCAGCGCTTCAAGATTTCGCAGCTTATAACGCGACGGGACAAGCTCCTCGGTAATCAATTCGCATACAGCGCAACGCTGGAAGTACCGCCGCGCATGGTGGCGACGATAGATATATATAAATTGCAACTGCCCGAAAAGTGGCAGCCGTTCGTGCAAGGAAAGCTTGAGGAGGTTAAACATGATACACGCATTAAAAACTAAGCCCGAGTATTTCGGTTCCGTCCGAAACGGTGAGAAAACATTTGAGGTTAGAAAAAAAGACCGACCGTTTGAAATCGGCGATTATGCCGCGCTCAACGAAATTGACGAATCGGGTACCTACTACACCGGCAGAGCCTTGCTGATGAGAATAACATATGTGCTTGCCGATGAAGAATTTTGCAAGCCCGGTTATGTGGTGCTCGGCCTTGAGCCGACACATATGATTTTCGCTGAGCCGGATAACATGGCAGAATTGCTGTGTCCGAATAACCCGAGAGAGATTAAGGAGAGTAAAAAGGAGAGTAAATATGAATGATACTAAGCAGAAGTTGCCGTTCAGACTTCAGATAACAGACAACAGAACGGGCAAAATGTTGGAGGACAGAAATGTCAGCTGTATTCTCAGTGGTGTGGCGAGCGACGAAATGAGTGGGAGAATAATGATTTCATCTTGCAAAGCGGAAGGGTTAGCTAAAGCCGCTGCTGAGGTAATAGCTGCGCTTCAAAAGTTAATGGTTGAGCACAGCGATGTGAAAACGCTTGTTCCATTTTATATGGCATTGGATAAAAAGAGAAACGAATGAAAAAAGAATATATTTTCCCGGTGCTGTTAATAGCACTTGATATCGGGGCCGCAGCTGTTTACGCTGCCGGCTCCGATTGGCGCAAGGTGATCTATTGGCTTGCGGCAGCCGTACTTAATGCCGCAGTAACTTTTTAAGGAGGAATAAAATGAATGCATATAAATGCGACAGATGTGGAGACCTTTACGAAAAAAAGGCCGTAGAAGCATTAAACAAAATAAGTGAAATCTATGGCAAGCGAGTTTGCGGTATTACATTTGATTGTGTAAATCAATACTACGACATAGACTTATGCCCTGATTGCATTGCGGAATTTGAAAAGTGGTATGTAAGCGGCGCCGTGGTTAAGGAGCTAATGAAATGAATAGTTTGGCCGAAATAATAAATCCGATTGTCGAACCTGCAGTGCAAGCATGTGAAGCGGCGTTTAAGGCACTTGCCGATGTGATGGCTGCAGCAGCTTCCGCGTTTCTTAAAGTTTTTCCTCGCGTAATTGAGGAATTTTCCAAATTGATAAGCAAAATAATTTCCCCGAGGGTTGTTTTCCTTGCAGCGCACGCAAAAAAGAATCGCGTTCGCAAGAAAAACACGCAGCGCATAATAAAAGCAATTCAAAAATTGATGCGGAGGTAAGCAATGAAAGAGTGTGAATATTGTCATCAGGTTTTAATGGACGGTCAAGAGTGCGATTGCCCCGAAGCAAAAAAGGCGGAAAGAAAGCAAAGAGCCGTTTCTGAAATTATGCTTGAAGTAAAGAGTTTGCAGGATCAGGAAATCCTTATTTTGAAAGAAAATACAGAAAATTTCATCGGCGAATGCGTTAGGTATATGGCCGAGTGCGAAGCCGAAAGTTGTCAGCTTAAAGCCGGCACAACAAAAATAACGCTTAAGCAGCGTGACGGGCATTTGAGCATCGAAGTCAGCAAGACTTCAAAGATAAAAGCTCAAACGCTGCAAAGTGTGCTTTAGCCTTATATATTATATACATTATATATAGGTGCCAAAAACTAAACAACAAGGCCGAAAAAAAGCGAGCAGGCAAAGCTCGCTTGAAGCCTTGTATTCTATCATAAGAAATCGACCAATAGCATTATTATCCACAAGTAACAACAACGAGAGAGGGGGAGCGGCCGTGATTCGTGAGAGAAGAATAAAAGCAGGCAAGTTATTGGAAGCGGATTTTTACCCGGTGTACCCGAGCGGCCGCCGTATTCCAGAAAGGGCGGCAAGATCGAAGCCCACTTCAGACGAGATGAAGCGTTATAATGCAGAGCAGGCCAGGCGCAGACTTATAGAACTTGTTAATGCCAACTTTGACGACGGCGATATTTTCTTCACTGCCACAATCTCACCCTCCGTCGCGCCGTCCGATGTTGATGAAGCGCGCAAAATCATGGTGAATTATATCAGACGAGTTAAGCGCCGCCGCGCAAAGCTCGGAATAACCGAGCCTTTTAAATATATTTACATAATCGAAGCTAAAACATATAAGACCGGCAAGAATAAGGGCAAGACAAGCTATCACTTCCACGCTGTTATGAGCAGAGGATTAAGCAGAGACGAAATGGAAAACATGTGGACTGCCGGTGAAAGAGTGAGTGCAGACAGATATTTGCCGAGCCGTTTCGGCTATGAAACGCTTGCGAAGTATTTTTCAAAGGACCCCGAGGGCACTCGCCGCTATTTTACAAGTAAGAATTTAACGCAGCCGATAAGGCTTAAAGATAAAGATGGAAGAATCAGCCGCCGCACGGTAGAGCGCATGGCGACTATTCACATTGACGATGCAGATTATTGGCAGCGCAAATATCCGGGTTACAGATTTGTGCGTTGCAATTCACGATATAACGAATTTAATGGGCACTGGTATGTTTCTGCCGTAATGGTGCGGATGTAGCATGCCGCAAAAAAATAAAGGGGGCGTTGTAAATTAACATCACAATAGAGATGATAGAAAATTATTCAAGCTTGGTTCGCCAGGCTAATTTGTGGCGCGAAGAACTTTCGCCGTCCTTTTTGACGGGGGTGGACTGCTCAAAAATCAAAGTGCAGCGCAGTGCCGGGGTAAGCCCCACCGAGCAATCTGCCATGCAGCTGCTCAATCTTGAAAAGGCGGAGGCGTATAACCGCCTGCGGGCGCAGGTTAAAGGGATTCAGCATTTCGTGCTTAATATCAAGGATGCCGAGGTGCGCGAAATAGCAATCAGGCGTTGCCGAGGGCAGACTTACGAAGAAATCGCCGCGGCTATGTTTATAGATAGGACAACCGCCTCGAAAAAGCTGCGAAAATATATTTCCCACAATTCCCGCTAATAGTGTTGTATAATTAAAATGAACAGAAAAGCGAAAAGCAAAGGGCGTGCCGAGCGGCGCGTCCTTTTTGATTGCAGAAAGGCGGTGAGCTCATGGCTCTTACGGCACGGCAGGATATCTTCATCCGCCGATTGCTTGAGGGGGATTCGCAGCGCAAGGCTTATAGGGCGGCGTTCCCCTCCTCACAGAAATGGAAAGACAGTACAGTTGATTCAAAGGCGTCTGCGCTGTTTCACAGCGATAAGGTTCAGGAAAGGTACCAGTTTTTAAAAAAAGAATTAGATAATAAATCAATAATGCACCGCACGGAGCGCATGATTACGCTTTCAAAAATCGCGGAAAAAGACAGTGAGGATGCCGGGTATCGAATTCGCGCAATTGATGTGCTCAATAAAATGGACGGTGATTATGTGCAAAAGGTGGAAGTTACAACGCCGGACGACGGCACACTGAAAGAAATGGAAAATTATTTTGCAAGCAAAAAAAGAAATACTTGATCTGCTCTACTATAAGCCCTATTTGGTGGGGCATTGGGTGGGGTTCACTGATTTAACGCAGCTGCATAATGAGTGGCTGCGTTCGTTCTTATATGGCGGCGCAGACCAAACGCTGCTTGCACACCGCGGCTCATACAAAACAACCGTTCTTTCGTTGTTCCTCGCTTTGCATATCGTCTTGTTTCCGAACGAGTTTGTTATTTTCTTCCGTAAAACAGACGATGACACAAAAGAAGTTATAAAGCAAGTTGGAAAAATCCTCGCTTCGGGTTGCGTACAAAAAATCGTGCAAATTCTGTATAACCGCCCGCTTGAGTTTATAAAGCGAACGGACAGTGAGATCCACACAAATTTATGCACCTCAATCAAAGGTTCAAGCCAGCTCATCGGGCTCGGTATCGGCACTTCGATAACGGGAAAGCACGCAGATATTGTTGTTACGGATGATATCGTCAACATCAAGGACCGAGTGAGCGCGGCGGAGCGGAAGCTTACAAGGCTTCAGTATATGGAACTTCAAAATATCAAAAATCGCAGCGGACGGTTTATAAACACCGGCACGCCGTGGCATAAAGAGGATGCCATATCTTTAATGCCAAATGTAAAAAAATATGACTGCTACAGCACCGGGTTGATCACCAAAGAGAAGCTGCGCGAGATACGCAACAGCATGACGGACAGCCTATTCGCCGCCAACTATGAGCTGAAGCATATCGCAGCGCAAGATGCGCTGTTCACGAATCCGCAATTCACTGATAAAGAAGAGCTTATATACGGCGGTAAATCCCATGTTGATGCGGCCTACGGTGGCGAGGACTTCACAGCATATACTGCTTTTAACATATTGCAAAGCGGTGAAATAATAGGCTTTGGCAAACTGTGGCAAAAGCACATCGAAGAGTGCGAGGGCGAGATTGCGGCATATCAAGAGCGTTTCCGCCTTGGCACGATCTATTGCGAGCGCAACGGCGATAAAGGCTACCTCGAAAAAGACCTTATCGCCCGCGGGCTGATGTGCTCGTCGTATTATGAAAAAATGAATAAGTACATCAAAATTTCAACCTATCTCAAAAAAGCCTGGACACAGATTAAGTGGCTCGATTGCACGGACCCGGAATACATTTCCGCAATTCTTGATTATTCGGAAAACGCAGCGCATGACGATGCGCCGGACAGCGCAGCTTCACTATATCGTGAGCTTACGGACGGCGTGCAGATTAACCTATTCAGAGGAGGATTATAACTTTGGAATATAACATATTCAGAATGCCCCGCGAGGAAGAATTAACCCCGCTGAAGCTTCAAAAATTCATCGGTGATAATGAATTTATATCTAATCGCCTTTACCGCCCGCTTGAAAGGGCATATAGGAATGATTACGATATCTATCATCAGAAGCCGAAGCCGAACAACAAGCCCGACAACAGGCTTTCGGTGAATTTCGCAAAGTACATAGCCGACACTTTTAATGGGTTCTTCGTTGGCATACCGATTAAGGTTCAGTGTGACGATAAGCGGGTAAAGGAATTTGTGGATTTATTCGGCGCTTATAATTCGATAGACGATAAAAATTCCGAAATATCGAAAATCTGCTCAATCTACGGCAGAGCTTACGAATTTTATTATCTTGATGCCGAAAAGAATGTTTGCGTGCAGTATGCGCGGCCGACCGAATCATTTATTATTTATGACGATTCCGCTTTAACGCGGCCGCTGTATTTCTGCCGTTATTATTATGACAGCGAAAAAGTTATGCACGGTTCGCTGAGCGACGGAAGCACGGTGTGCTATTTCACCAATAAGGGCGAGCTGATATTCGAGGATTACGAAGCATTGCACGGCTTTTGTGATGTTCCGGCAACGGAATGGGTCGAGAATGAAGAAAGAATAGGAATTTACAGCGGTGCCCTGCCGCTGATGAACGGCTATAATAAAGCTTTGAGTGAAAAAGCAAACGATGTTGATTACTTTGCTGATGCATATATGAAGATAACCGGCAGGCAGCTTACCCCCGAACAGCTTGAGGGAATTAAAGACAGCCGCATTATTAACATATACGGCACAGGCGGCGAACAGTGCGATGCGAGCTTCCTTGCACGGCCGAGTGCGGATGAAACGCAGGAAAATTTGCTCAACAGGCTTGAGCGGCTTATATTCGTAACATCAATGGTGGCAAATATCAATGATGAAAACTTCGATGCCGCAGCTTCGGGCAGAGCAATGCAATATCGTTATTCGATTATGGGTAATCTCTTTCAAACGAAGCAGCGCAAATTTGAGGGTGCGCTCAATCGGCGCTATAAGCTTATTTTTTCCAATCCGGTTAATTCTATGGCCGCCGATGATTGGATGAAGCTTAATTTTATCTTTACTCCGAATTATCCCGTTGATTATTCCGAGGATGCCGCCGTTGTCGAAAAACTCAAGGGCACGGTTAGCGATGAAACCCTGCTCAGCAAGCTTCGCATCGTTGATAATGTTGATGAAGAGCTGGAGCGCCTGGCAAAGCAACAAGACAGCACCGCGTATGCAACGGATTACCCCACCAACAGAGTGAGTGGCGAGGGCTCAGATGATGAAGAGTAGCATTTATTGGCCGCAGCGGCAAGAAGAACTTGCGGCAGCGCTTGAAAAGGACGAAGCTGCGCTGAAGCGGCGCCTGCTCAGGCAATACGAAGCCGAGGCGGCGAAGCTTGAGCGGGAAATTGCGGCATATTATAAGCGCTATGGCGAAGATAATATCGTTAAATACGCAGACCTCTTTAAAAAATTGCCGGACAGTGATATAATGTTGTTAATCCAAAGAATGGATGAGTTTGAAAAGAAATATCCCGAGTATGCAGATTTAATGCCTATAAGGGAAAGCATATATAAACTCAATCGCCTGGAGGGGTTGCAACAGAGCATACGCCTGCAGCAGCGCGAGCTCGGCGCTATCACAAACCGCGAATTAAAAGAGCATTTGGCAAGCTTGGCATATAAAAGCACCGGCGCAGCCGATAAGATAATGGGCTTGGCAGTCAACAGCTCGGCAATGAAGATCTTTTCCGGCACGGTGTGGAGTGGCGAGTCGGATTTTTCGCAGCGCATATGGCAGAATACGGATAAGCTTGCGGATTACCTCAACAATGATATTGCAAACGGCTTTGCCCGGGGCGACAGCTATGAGCGACTTATAAAGAATGTACGCAGCCGCTTCATAAATGTT